TAATATTATCTATCCTTTTGAGGGACACAGGGACACAGCTTGTTTATATAAACAACTCGTCCCCCTCCCCCTTCGGACTTTAGTTTTTCACGAATCTCCGTTACCCCTCTTTCGCGTTCCACAAAATGCAGAATGGCACTTCGCCGCCGCCTCCGCCGACCGACAGCCAGGGTCAGACCATCCCGGGCGTCTGGCTTTCGCAGGGTCGCAAGAGGAAGACGTTCACGTTTTACCCGTTCACGTCGTATCCGTCGCCGCCCGATGACCAACCGCAGGATCCTCAATGTCTCGTCGAAGAAAAAAGTGGACACGATGATGCCACTTGTGATCGGAAATGATGGTGTGGGCACTGAGGGGCCTCTTCTCGTCACACCAGCTGAACCCGGACAAGGATTCAACTCCTTGTACATTCCTTCGGCCCGCGATTACTACAACACAAATTCGAGTCACGCGCGCAGTGCTGAAACAATATTTGTCAGAGGTTACAAGGAACGTGTCAATGTGACCGTTTCTGGTGGGGCCACTTGGACTTGGCGACGCACCGTATTCTGCATGAAGGGTGATATGTTGCGCGATGCCTGGACCGACAATTCCCAACCCCCTCAGTATGACTCACTCGGTCCAATGGCTGGTCAAACTCCGACCCGTTCAATCGGCCCGATGGACACCATCTTGGCAGACGTAATACGAGGTCTCCTTTATCGAGGTGTTCAGGGATCCGATTGGTATGATCCTTACACCGCCCCCATCGACACCACTCGTGTCACCCTCCTTCGCGACCAAGTCATCACTATTAATCCCACCAACGATTCCGGGCGCACCCGTATGTATCGTTTTTGGCAGCCTATCAACAAAAATCTCGCTTATCAGTCGTATGAGAATGATGAATCCACGGTTTCCGGTGCATATTCAGTCAGGTCCAAGCCTGGTATTGGCGATATTTACATATTTGATCAGGTTCGTCGTGAGACTGGCGCAGCAACCGCTTCTTTTAGGTTTTCACCTGAAGGTACATTTTATTGGCATGAGCGTTAGACTAGCAGACTATCCTCCACTGTAATGAAATCGCAATTCCCCTCCAGCCAGTCAATGTCTGCCTTAGGATCCAGTCTTGGATCCTTGTTGTGACAGTAGATGCATGGACGACCCCAGTCCACCAGCCTCTTCCCTTTGTACTTGTCTGTTGCGTAGAATTGCTTCTGCGCACCCAACCAAAACTTGTATGAATGAAAAAACTCCAATCCACCCATCATATCGTCGAACACTGCGTACTCGACGTCCTTCAGTGACTCATCCAGGCTGAAAAGTCCTCCAAAATACGCGTGGTTCCCGAGCGATCGGGCCCAAAGTGTCTTTCCAACTCTTGTCGGTCCAATGAGCACCAGGCTTCTCGCTCGCTCTGTAACTTTTAGTATCTCGAGCACGTAAGGGGGCCCGGAGCGACCGTACGGGAGCGGAGGGGGGGTCCCCCGCTGTAGCTCCGGAGCGAAGCGGAGGCGCGGAACGAGTGCGGTCTAGGTCTAACCGTTCACCCACTGCCCCCCCGCAGGGGGTTTCCTTAGTAAATTTTGAACGTACCTCCTGTGCGCAGGCCCAAGTTTGCCTCAGCCCACCTATGGAGCTCGCCCACTCTATCCTCCAAGAATTCGATGCCATCGGGGTGTTGATATGGTTCAGGATCCACTCGATACTTCCACTCGGCAAACGCTGTGATGCTGTTGAAACTAAGGCAGAGGCTCCGAGGAGCCAGCTGTTGGCATAGATAAAAAAATGTCTCTCTGTCTGTCGCTGCCATGATTTCAGTCCAGATTTCATCAGGCTTAGAAAGCCCAACTCGACGTTCCTTTGGTCGCTCGGCAGCGCCTGCAACCACATCCCCCTCTTTGATGCAATAATCGTAAGCCACCCACGGAGTTCGACCAACGTGCTGTACATTCGGATGGCGTCCCTCAACATCGAAGACATCGACGCGTCTGGACCTAAAAATTCGTCCGAAGTCGACGAAACAATGCAAATGAATGCCCCCATCTTCGTGATACTCTCTTCCAATGATGCACTCAGCTGAAATTGTTGCAAACATGTCCACAACCTTCCAAGGGTCGAGGTCGGAACATTGGGCGTATGTGACGATTCCATACCGAAGTTTCCACGTGACTGCGTTGGGCATTGGTGATGTGTCAAAAGGATAGTTAT